TATAGCAGCCGCTTACTACATGGAGGATGAAGGTACATTTCAAGAAAACTCTATGCGTGGTGGAGTGTTGAGAGAAAGAGGTACATTTAACCTAACTAGGCTAGCCCATTTGGGTAGTGTTGATTAGGTGAGGGTATGAAAGGATTTACAAAAGTACCTTATATTCATGCGGGATTTCCTAGAATAGATGCCGTAGGTAAGTTTAGGGCAAATGTTGTAAATGAGTTAAATGAACAACAGGCTGTATTAAATAGAGAAGTAAAAGATATGAAAGCATATATTGGAAAATCTAATATACGAACACCAACTAATTCACTAAGAGTTAATCAAAATACTAAAAGTCCTTTAAAGTTTAATGCTTATTTAGACAAAAGTGGGTATAATGAATTAACAAAAAGTATTAATAAAGAAATAAAAATAAAAATGGAGATGGCTATGGAAGAGGCTTTAGTTATTGCTAGTGTAAATACTACTGATGAAATTATAAGTATGCGTAGGGCATTTAAGGGGGAGTACAGCCCTAGCGAAAGAACAAGTGGAGACTTGTATGATGTGGTGGGTAATTCTTTATGGTATGGGAGAAAACAAAGTAAAGCCGCAAATCAATTTATTTCATTTAACGCAGGTTCTTATGATGTTGGGCAACCACATGAACAAGAGCCTACGGGTGTTATAGGTAGCAGGGGCGCAAACTTAACTGAATTAACAGCCGAAGGAACAGGTAGTTTTAAGATAAACTCACATCCTTTAGGTGGAACAAAAAGATTAGTTAATCACTTAAAGAATGCAAGAGGTGGTTAGTATGAGTATAGCAACAAAAACACAGTATTGGAATAGTAGGATGACAGGTTCAGACCCTACTGCGTTAACAGGTACATTTAATGATAGTTGGTCGGTTAGCGGTAGCGGTTCAGCATCCGGTGGTGATTGGTTAATTAGTAATGGCGAATATACAATTACCCCCGAAGCAGGCGGCTCTTACACCTTAGTTGCTGCGTTTGAATATACTACCGCACCTAGTACTAATACTGTTCTTATGACCTTAGATAATGGTACTCATAAAGTAGAGGTAAAATCAACAGGTAATAATTCATCATTAAGTTTAGTGGGTGCTAGCACAGTTACTATTAGTGATTTAGACATAAAAAAAGAAGAAGAGAATCCGGTTACTTTAATTTTAAGACTAACTTTAGAAGCAGGTGGGGCAGCAAAACTATACACCCACGAAATAGTCAACGACTTTAGTGGCGCAGTTGCCTATTATAGCGTTACAGGGGCGGCTGGAAGCAGCGCATCGGTTAGTTGGGGTAATACTAGCGGCAGCGTAAAATGGTCGGCTGTATATTACTCTAAGTTCGGTGCATTTACACCCGAAGAGTTACTAATATCTGACTTCGCGCAAGATACTTTGGCTAGGATGGGTCTTGGAATAGTCCAACAACTAAAAAATAGTAATAGGATGTATCTAAAAACACAAGTACCGGACTCATCAATAGTATATGGCTACGACATATCTTCACAAATGCTTAACAGAATACCTGTACCAAGCATACACGTTTTAATATCTGAGTTAAACTCACCTAATTTTGAGTCATTAGGTGGCGCAAAAATAACACAAGAGTACGATGTTAGGGTATTTATTACTGTTAGGGGTACTAATTATGAAGATGCTTACCGAGCAGGACTTAATATTATGGGAGAAGTATTCGATGAATTATACACAAATACTGGGGTACAAGCCACAACAGACAGCATTATTTCCTATGATGCTAAGTTAGACTCTAAAATGGATGATGACGAAACTATATGTGTTCATGTGCTTACTCTTACTTATATGCGAAGAATAGATATGAGACACCGATAATAATATTGATAAGGCAGTCATCCCCTCAACGTACTATACTAGAGGCATTTATATGGTCGAGTTTTTAAATAGATACGTAGCATTAGGAAAAGAAGCAGCAGACGCATACGGTACAGAAGTTGCACCGACTGCGTTTGGAGAAGTTGATGATGAATCATTCGCAACAAGAATGGACTTACTTACAAGACAAGATATGAGTAGGCCGGTTGTTGGTAAATCAGTAACAGGTAAAGAATACTCAGAAGGTGGCTATAATATGGCCGTTCAACTAGATGAGTTTTTAGGGAATACTTTAGCAGCATTCTTCCCAAAAACGGATGTTACTCTTGATGTTCATACATTTAGTGAACCTGCCGTAGCAGCAGATGCGTATAATTCTTATACTATTGACGTAGGAAGAGAAGAGAAAATACACACTTACACAGGTATGGTAGCAAATACATTATCAGTAACAGCATCCGTAGGAGAATACGTTATGATGAGTGCTGATTTCGTAGGTTGTAGGGAGAAATCATCAGTTGTCGATGTAGCCGCAGTTACTTTTGAAGGAGACGCATTAGACGCTCTTTACTTTTCTAACGGAACAGTATTGTTTGACGATGGGACAGGCGATGCGCCCGCAGCATCAGCAAGTGTTAAATCAGTTGATTTCCAAATAAGCCTAAACCCCGATACAGATAACGCTATGGCTTTAGGAGATAGTACATACAGCAGCAAACCAAAGATGCAGCGAAGAGAAGTTACCGGAACAGTTGAGTTTAACAAAGTACTTTATGGCGCTCAAACAACAGACGACCCAGACTACACATCTTTAATAACAACAAAGGGTCTTGCATATAATGACGGTACTGACCCTGTTATGATACTACACTTCACAGAAGAGGACTCACCTGCGGATAATTACATAAAGTTTAACTTTTACAATATTCGTTGGGAAGCGCCTACTTCTAACGTAAGTGGAAGAGATTCACAAACAATGTCTGTTGGTTTTGTAGGATTATACGATAACAATTTAGGTTGTATGGACATTACAGCAAAGGGTGGCACATTAGGCTCAACTGCTTTCTGAGGTGTTAAACTTGAAAGATTTTATCGAATCATTAGGTAGAGAAATACCTAAAGAACAGATGGATAATATTGTTGCTATTGGTGATAAAAGAAAGATTCTAAAATACTGCCGAAGATTTCCTATGGCATCCAAGCCTGTCTCTAAACCTAAAGCAAAAGTTATTGTTCCCGTAAAAATAGACGAAGAAGAGTAATTCTTTATTAAAGGAATACCTTTTACATAGTATTAGCGAGAGCGAGAGTGTGGTATTATGCCTGTAATGAAGAAAGAGATAGAGTTAGAAGATGGAACAAAGATTTGGGTTAGACAAGCCTCCGGTATGGAAAAGTTAGCAGTAACTACTGCACAAGGTAAAGCGTTTAGAAAAATGCGCCACGCAGGTGAGCCGGAAGATTGGACAGACGAACAAAATGAAGAGTTTACTGACTTAGTTGATGAATACGGTGGTAGCGTTACTACACAAATGGAAGAGTGGATTCCTAATTGTATATTAGATGAAGGAATTGATGTTAATACTTTAACTTCCGACGAATTATTAACAATATTATACTTCGTAAGAGGGGATGAACAGGATGGCGCTATCCCTTTGTAGACTTTATTAGAGTAGCCCCCTCTCTATGTATGGCCTTCAAGGGGGTTTTACCTTCAGATTTATGGCTAAAATATAATGTGGAAGGCGGTAGATATTTGCTAGAGTTAGATTTACTTATAGCCGCTAATATTAACGATAGTATAAGTGAAGCGTCTAGTGAAGTAAAGAAGAAAGATGCTAAGGGCGCAGTTGCTAGACGCGACCAAAGAAGGGAAAAACGCAAACTATTAAACAACAACAATGACCTACTCGATATATTGAGAGATAGCGGAGTGCCTAGTGAGGGCAAGAGTAGTGATGATTAAATATGATTGATGCAACAATCCTTCCTTTTTTCACAGGTCTATTTCCAATAATATGCGCTATTACTTTACTAGTTTTACGTGCCGGTGCGTCTAGGGTTTTCTTCGACATTGTAGGTACTTTCCAAGCAGATAGATTGATTCACGATGCTAAAGCGTCAAAAGCAGTTTTCGAGGCTTTATACTTAGATACTTTTTCCGGTATTCAAGAAGCAGGGCAAGAAATAGGTGATATGTTTACTGATATGTTAGACGTTGTTATTCCTGTAACAAGAGAAATAGAAGAAGCAAGAATACAATTAGAAAAGTTTTTGGATGCAGACGCAGGCCAAATGAGAGAATTAGCAGAAGATATTCAAGATATAGGTCTTGAGTTTGGTTTTGCTGCTGATTCTGCTATGGAAGCCGGTGCTAAAATGGCTCAGTTGTCCGGCGTTTTAGGTACTGCGTCTTTGCCTGTTGGTACAGAAGTAGGTATGATGTTTGGTCTTATATCCGGTATGGAAACTGACGTAGCCATGCAAAGACTAATTAACTTACAACAACAGACTAAGTT